ATGCGTCCCATCTTGGCAGAGAATGGCGGATGGGCGGTTTTTATTTATACCGCTAGAGGTCGAAACCACGGATATGACCTCTTCAATATGGCAACTAGAAACGAAAAGTGGTTTTCCCAACGACTAAGCGTGGATGACACTCGGGCCGTAAGTAAAGATGCAATTGAAGAAGAACGTGAGGCAGGGATGCCTGATGAGCTTATCCAGCAAGAATTTTATTGTTCCTTTGATGCTCCATTAGTTGGTTCCTACTATGGTAGTTTAATGGCGAAGGCGTTAGCGGAGGAAAGAATTAAAAACGTGCCCTACGAAACTCGGCTCGAAGTTCATACAGCCTGGGATCTTGGCATGGCCGACTCTACTGCAATTATCTTCTTTCAGCGGTTTGGGAATGAATATCGGATTATTGACTACTATGAAAATCAGGGAGAAGGTATCCCGCACTATATTAAATATCTTAGAGACAAAGATTATGTCTATGGCAAGCATATCGCCCCGCATGATATTAAGGTAAGGGAGATGGGTACTGGAAAATCTAGGTATGAAGTAGCCAGAGACTTAGGATTGCGATTTTATGTCTGTCCTAACATTAAAATACATGATGGCATAGAAGCGGCAAGAACTGTCATTCCAAGGTGTTATTTCGACGAGAAACGTTGTAGTCTATTAGTGGAGGCGTTGCGGCAGTACCGTAAAGACTATGATGAAAAGAACAAGGTCTATCACGATAGACCATTACACGACTGGACGAGTCACGCGGCAGACGCCTTCCGCTACCTTGCATTGGGAACAAGGGACTTAAATATTAATAAGCAGAAGCTCCCGACTTTTGCTGAAGGCGAATACGGAGTACTAGGAGGATAAATGGGAGGAATGTTTGGAGGTGGTAATGCGCCAAGTGTACCACCAACGCCAAAGCCTAAACCTGAAAAGGCGCAGCTTACCGCGCGGCGAAAGGGATATGGCTCTCGGGCAATGATTGTGGCAGGTGAATTAGAAGAAGATCCAAAATATCTGAAGAAAAAAACTATATTAGGTGCTTAAATGGAGTATGGTGATTTAGTTACGCAGATTATTAAGAAACAGGAGTCTTTAAAAAGTTTTAGAACTCCTTGGGAAAATTTATGGCAGGATTGCGCTGAATATGTCAATCCTAATAGGGGAGATTTCTCCTCAGTTCGTTATCGTGCTGATACGACTAGATATGAAAAGATCTATGATACTACTGCACCATTGGCAAATGAACAGCTTGCCTCGGGTCTACATAGTTTTTTAACATCTCCTTCTCAACGCTGGTTTACCTTAACAACTTTTGATGATGAGTTAAATAAAGAATTAGAAGTTAAAGAGTGGCTAGAGTTAACTACAAATGTCCTTTATGATAGAGTCTTCAATCTTCCAAATAGTAATTTCAACAGTCAAGCTCATGAGTTATATCTTGATCTAGGTTCATTTGGTACTGGGGTTATGATGGTACAAGATAATCCTGGGGCTGATATTGTTTTTAGAACTTTTCATTTAGCTGACTGTTATATCCAAGAAAATGATAAGGGGTTTATAGATACTCTTTATCGTAAGTACAAACGAAATGGCAGACAACTTATAGAAAGATTTGGCGAAGCGGTTCCAGAGAATGTTGTTAAAATTACAGAAAAAGATCCATATCGTGAATTTGATGTTATCCATGCGGTAGAACCATCAGAGACTTATGGTGAACCGATTAAGAAACCTACAAAAAAGAATTTTAAATCTTGTTATGTATTAATTGAAGAAAAGGCTCTCCTCGAAGAAGGCGGTTTTGATGAATTTCCATATATGGTTCCTCGCTGGCAAAAAGTTGCTGGAGAGATCTATGGAAGATCACCAGCTATGACGTCCCTCCCTGACATCAAGATGGTAAACCAGATGATGAAAACTATCATCAAAGCCGCTCAAAAAGTTACAGATCCACCTTTACTTGTACCAGATGATGGTTTTATTCTTCCTGTACGAACTGTACCAGGTGGTCTTAATTTCTATCGTGCAGGTACTCAGGATAGAATTGAGCCATTAGAAACTAAGTCAAGACCTGATATTGGATTAGACTTAGTGCAGAATAGACGTGAGCATATTCAGTCTACATTCCATGTTGATTGGATGAATATGCCAGAAGAAGGTCCTCAGATGACAGCTACAGAAGTTATGGCGCGGCAAGAAGAAAAAATGAGAATGATGGGTCCAATGGTTGGTCGTCTACAAAATGAATTTCTTGGACCTTTAATTGAGCGCGTGTATCAAATTCTATCTCGTAAGAAACAGCTTCCTCCTGCACCGATGATGCTGCAGGCTGAAGGATTAAAGGTTAATTATACTTCGCCTATTGCAAAAGCACAAAAAACTAATCAAATGTTTACAGTTACCAGATTATTTGAGACTATGGCTCCATTAATGCAGGTTAAACCAGAATTAATAGATAACTTAAATGCAGATGAAACATTTAGGTATCTGCATCATTTATTAGATGCACCACCACAGATCTTAAATCCCCCAGAAGAAGTCCAGGCAGTTAGGCAACAAAGACAAGAACAGCAAGAACAAATGCAACAAGCTGAAGCCGCGCAACAAGGTTCACAAGCCGTAAAAAATTTAGCCGAAGCTGGAGCAGCAAATAATGCCGCAGAGTAGAATTAGTCTAGAACATTTAAACGAGTTATATAAGAAAGTATTTGATTCAAAAGATGGTCGGTTAGTGATTGAGCATCTTTGTAGAACAGGTTTCGTCTTTGACACTACGCATGTGCCAGGCGACTCACACGAGACGGCTCATCGCGAAGGAATGAGACGGATCGTAATATCTATCCTCAAGTTTGTTGAGAAACGACCTGAGGACTTTAAAAACATGCTCAATATGGAGGTTACAAATGAGTGAAGAAGAAACTGGGTCCGTAATCACGGGTAGCTCGGAAACTGCTCCTACAACAGAAATTGCTGATACACCAACTACTGAAACAGCAACTGTTGATTGGAAAGGTTCTCTACCCGATGATTTAAAACTGGATCCTTCGTTAACTGACATCAAAGATGTCGAAAGTTTGGCTAAAAGCTATGTGCATGGCCAAAAAATGATTGGGAAGGACAGAATTGCCCTTCCTGGGAAAGAAGCCACTGATGAAGAGTGGGGTACATTTTATAATGATTTAGGTAGACCTGCGACGCCTCAAGATTATAAATTTGGTGAAAGACCTACCCTTCCTGAAGGAATGGTGTACGATGATGATTTTGAAAAAGAATATAGAGATATGGCTCATGGTGCTGGTTTGACTACAGCACAAGCTAAAGCATTATATGATAATTATAATGGCTATATGGCAAATAAATCTGAAGTACAAGGTGAAACACTGGAGGCTCAACGAACTGAATGGCGTGACTCACTTAAAAAAGAGTTTGGTAAGGCATATGACGAACGTATAGACTTGGCAAAACGCGCGGTTGAGACTTATGGCGATGGTAATCTTAAGGAATGGCTTAATGTGTCTGGTATGGGTGATAATCCGATGATGGTAAAATTATTTGCTACTATTGGATCAGGTCTAGCAGAAGGTAAATCAGATGCAGGCGCAGATAGAGCATTTGTAATGACTCCTGACCAAGCTCAAGCAGAGATTGCTCGACATAATCGGGATGAAGACTTTACGAAGGCTTATCACGATTCAGAGCATGCGAGTCATGCTGCAGCCGTAGTTAAGATGGATAATCTGTTTAAAATGGCGTATCCAGATGAAACACCAATAACTTAAAATTGTTATTTACGAATTCTTCGACTAGTGATACAGTCGAGGATGATGGGGAACCTTATGGTCCATCCGTCGATGAAGGCATAGACGTAAACAAGCAAGTAATTGTCCGCTTGGGTAGCAGTTACGAATTATATTAATAATACGACACAACGGAGGCACATAATATGTCTATAAATATAACGACAGCATTTGTGAACCAGTATCGTGCTAATGTAGAACATCTTCTACAACAAAAAGGTTCAAGACTACGACCCTTTGTACGAATGGAAACACAAAATGCAGAGTTTGAATATTATGATCGTATAGGATCAGTTGACGCGGTAGAAGTTACTAGCCGTCACAGTGATACTCCACTCATCTCAACTCCTCATGACAGACGACAAGTCTCATTGAGGGATTTTGACTGGGCGGATATGATTGATAGAACGGATAGGATTCGACTTCTTATCGACCCATCTAGTCCTTACGCACAAAATGCCGCTTGGGCCCTTGGCCGAAAAATGGATGACGTGATTATTGAGAACGCTTTTGGTACTGCTTATTCAGGTAAGACCGGAAGTACATCAGTAACTCACCCATCTGGCGATGTTATCGCCGTTAATTATGTCGAATCAGGTTCCGCAACTAATTCGGGACTAACTATTGGAAAACTTAGAGAAGCTAAACGTCTCTTGGACTCACAGGAAAATGATCCTTCTGATCCAAGATATTGTGCAGTGACTGCTCAGCAAGTAAATGATTTACTTCAAACTACTGAAGTTACAAGTGCTGACTACAATTCAGTCAAAGCTTTAGTTCAGGGTGAGATTAACTCATTCATGGGTTTCCTATTTGTTAGGACTGAAAGAGTAGCAACTGATTCTAATAGTTATCGACGAGTTATCGCATGGGCTAGGTCTGGAATGTTACTTGCTATGGGTAAAGATATCACAGCTGATATCGGACCAAGGCGAGACAAACGTAATTCTACCCAAGTATATTGTTCAGCTTCTTTCGGGGCAACTCGAATGGAAGAGGGCAAAGTGTTGGAAATTAAGTGCTCAGAAGCATAATAGGAGGCTAAAATGGCTGTTACTACTCAAAAATCTACCGAGTATACAAACGCTACTGCGACTCCCGTTACATTAAATGCAGCGCACGTCTATCATGGAAGACTAAGAATTGCATTCTTTACACATGATCAAGACGGAACAGGAGACGCAGGTTCATCTGTGGCTCTTTTTTCATTGCCTGCAGGAAATGTAAAAGTGCTTGGATCTTTATCAAGAGTTTATTGTAACTGGACAACTAGTTCAGCTACGCTTGATTTAGGCTGGGACGCTTATACTGACAAAGACGGCGATGCGGTTGCAGCTGATCCAGACGGAATGGTTGATGGTTTGAGCGTTGATACAGTTGGTTATTTCACCCTTGAGGGTGCTTTAGCTGGTATCAAGGCTACTGGTGGAACTTACACTTTTGAATCTCAAGGTGGAGTGGTTATCAGAGCTACATCTCCAACGGCTATGGTGGACGGCGACGATCTAGTAGGCTACATTATATATGTAGTAGACTAATACTCATTGTAAGGGGGTTAGCAATAGCGCCCCTTTACTTTTATTATTAAAGAATTATGGCACAAACAAAAACAGATATTGTTAACAGAGCCCTAGGATATTTAGGCGCAGAATTTATTACTTCATTAACTGAAGATACTAAGGCGGCGCGTTTTGCAAATGAAATGTATGATGATACTAGGGATTGCGTTTTTAGAATGCATCCTTGGAACTCGTGTATTAAAAGAGCAAATCTAGGACTTACATCAACTACCCCTGTATATTATTTTAAATATGAATTTCAGTTACCAGCTGACTGGTTGAGACTGGTAAGACCTGAAGATGATACGATTGAATATAAGATTGAAGGCGATAAGGTTTTAAGTGAGACAAGTGTTTTTAGATGCACATACATTTTTAGAAATACCGCAGTCGGTACGTATGACACCTTATTAATGGATACAATTGCAGCTAAGCTAGCTCAAAATTTAACAATGCCACTTGTACAAGACTTAAGAATATTAGAGTCAATGTCTCAATTATATATGAGTAAATTGATGATGGCTAGAAGTACAGACGCGATGGAAGGTACTCCAGAGGGTCTTGATGCTGATTTCTGGATTGACTCTAGAATTAGTGGTACTAACTTAAGCGATTATAGGTGGAATAAGTACACCACGTAAAATGACATGGCAGATTCATCACCTATCCAAACTAACTTTACTGCGGGCGAGCTCACACCGAGACTAAATGGTCGTGTAGACATAGAGCAGTACTATAATGCTGCATCCCTTATTAAAAATTTTCACGTTATCCCAACGGGCGGAATTGTCAAACGATCAGGTACACGGCATATCGCAGAAATAAAAACTTCTACTGGTTCTAATTCAGGAGCTAGGTTAATTCCTTTTGTATTCTCTAAAACTCAAGCTTATATCTTAGAGTTTGGTCATAATTATATTAGATTTTATAAAGATGAAGGACAGATCTATTCTTCTGGAACTACTGCTTATGAATTGACTACTACTTATACCGCAGCTCAAATTTTTGACATTGACTATGTACAGTCAGCCGATACAATGTTTATTGTGCATCCTGACCATGTACCTAGAAAATTAACGCGTAGTGCGCATACAACTTGGACTCTTACTGATATTTCTTTTTTAGATGGTCCATATCTTCCAACTAATACTACTACAACAACTATGACTCCTTCAGCAACAGGTCTTGGAAGCCGAACGATGACAGCGAGTGCTAGTACCTTTGCTTCTACTGACGTAGGGAGATCCTTGAGAGTTAAAGATTCTAATTGGGGATGGGGAGTAATTACTGCTTTTACTTCTGCTACTGTAGTGACAATAGATACTAAAGCTGTATGGGGCGGCACAGGATCATCTACAGATTGGCGATTAGGCGCTTTTCATAAAACTTCTAGCGCTACCTATCCATCTAAGGTTACATTTTATGAGGAACGTTTATTTTTTGCAGATACGACCGAACAACCTAATACTGTCTTTGGTTCAAAGACTGCAGATTTTGAGAATTTTGCCCCAACTCAAGTAGACGGTACAGTTGCTGATGATGATGCTGTTCAATATGCAATCTCCTCAGATCAAGTCAATCAGATTACCGCAATTTATGGAGGTAGATACCTTGCAATTATGACCAAAGATGGAACCTATAACTTAAGTTCTGGTTCAGCTACAACTGCATTATCAGCATCTACTGTGCTAGCTACCAATGAAACTAAAGATGGTGCAGCTGACGTAAATATTGTCCCAGCTTCTAAGGCTATATTCTTTGTGGGAAAAAACCAGAAAAAAGTTAGGGAGTTTGCCTATAACTTAGATTACGATTCTTATACCTCGCCAGATCTTATGCTATTTTCTGAGCATCTAGGATATGGCTTAATAAAGGAATTGGCTTTTGCTAATTACCCTAATACGACCTTATGGGCACGTCGTGGTGATGGCCTCTTACTTGGAATGACCTATAACAGGGCGCATAAGACCACTGCCTGGCATCAACATCAATTAGGTGGTCGTGTAGGAAGCGCCACAATTACAGTTTCAGATTATGCTAATATTACAGTTGGTACAAAGATTACAGTTACTAAGTCAAATGGAGATTCGGTTATCTTTACATCAGAGGCTAGTAGCGGTGCTGCTCCCGCGGAAACATTAGGGTGGCGACCTAACGAGTCTAATGACACAACTGCTGATAATATTTATACAGCGATTAATGCCCACGCAGATTTTACAGTAGCCAATCCTGCTGCTGCCATAGTTACAGTTACAGAAACTACACATGGCGCCACAGGGCTTCTTAAGCTTTCAACAACAGATTCAACTAGACTTGCTACGACTAATGAAACTATTCCTGAAGTTAAAAGTCTTGCGATTACACCAGGGATTAGTGATCTATATGATACATTATATATGATTGTGCAAAGAACAATTAATGGCGCAACAAAGCAATATGTAGAGTTTATGGAAGAAGAATATCGTGAAGATGATGGTCATGTAGCTGAGGATGCCTTCTTTGTAGATTCTGGATTAACTTATTCAGGGAGTTCTGCAACTAGTTTAAGTGGTCTAGATCACCTTGAGGGTCAAACAGTAAAGGTATTAAATAATGGTGCTGTAGAGTCTGATAAGGTCGTCTCTTCAGGAGCCATTACTTTAACAAATGCAACAACTAAGTGTCATGTCGGTTTAGGTTATGATGCTGAACTTGAAACAGTTAGCCTGGAGCCAAAAAGCCAATATGGCACGACGCAAGGTAAACGAGGCAGGATTGATAAGGTAATCTTTAGAGTTTATGAGACAGTCGGTTTAAAGGCAGGACCAGCTTCTACAAGTGTAAATGTCGTACCATTTAGGACGACAACAAGTACGATGGCTGTGACGACCCCGAAAACTGGAGACTTTGAATTTTTAATGCCTTCAGCCTATACAACAGAAAATAAGCTGTATGTAAAGTCTGATACGGTACAGCCGTGTACGATTTCAGCTCTTTTAATTCAAATGTCCACATATGACTGATGATAGTAGTCCCATATCAAGAATGGCATTTTGATCTGCTAGAATTAGAAGGTCCTGAAAAAAAACTTTTAGAGAATTATGGGCCTAATTTAAAAAATATGCATAAAGCATTGAAAACACACGGAGCTACTTTTTCTTGGTGGGAGGATAGAAAAATTTTAGGAATTTGTGGGATAATGCCCTTGTGGACAGGAGTGGGAGAAGCATATATGTTTCTTTCCCCTGAATTTAAGAAAAGAAAACTACGTTGTATTAAAGATATAAAAAATTACTTAGATTTAATAACCAAACAATTTAAGTTTCATCGTCTCAATTGTTATGTTATAAAGGACTTTAAGAAGGCGGTAAGATTAGCTGAATTTTTTGGGTTTGAAAAAGAGGCAGAACTTAAACGATACGGTCCAAATAAAGAAGATTACTATTTAATGAGAAGGTTTTTATAAAATGTCAAGTGTTGGAGAAGGCTTAGGTATAGCGTTAGGAGTAGCGGTTGGCGTAGGTGCAATGGCTTTAATGGGCCCAATTGGCGGTGTGACAGTTGGCATGAATATGACTACCTTGGTAATGGGCATGACTGGCGCGATGGCCATGTCACAAATCCAAGCTGGTGTTAATGCAGCTGAAATGCGTGAGTATAACGCGCAAATGGCTGAGCGGAGCGCAACTATCGTACAGCAGCAAGGTGATGCAAAAGCCAAATTGATTAGAAGGCAGCGACGTCATCTTATTGGAAGACAAGCAACTCAATATGCCATGGCAGGAGTTGACGCGCCAGGGGATGAAATTTTTGATGAGACTGATATTCTAGTTAAAGAAGATCTTATTGCCCTTCAAATGCAAGTTGACATCGAAAAGTTTGGATTTTGGGGAGATGCTACACGTCAACGTCTACTGGGCAAACAAGCTCTTCAGCAAGGTATTATGAGTGCTGGCCAAACTATATTAACGACTGGGATGGAACTTGAAATGACCAAGGCAGGGAAGCTAACTGATTTTAACAAGGCTCCAAGATTGACTACAAGTAAAGGTGCTTACTCAACATTGACGCTATATTAAAAGGATAAAAATGGCTAAACGACAAAAATATGGGCACAATATCTCTCGATACGAAAGAGGTGTAGAGCCTGCTGGCAAAGGTGGCGGTCAAGTTAGCGGCTTTAGTGGCGGTGATATTGACAAACTAAGTCAACCAGTCGGAGCTGGAGTTACAAAGGCCTTATTAAAAAAGTTTAAAGAGAAAAAGTTAGTACAGGCAGAAAATGAATCGACTATTTTTGCAGCTAATGCGCACTCTGAGTGGGAAATGGGTATGGTTAGATACAATGAGGAAAGTCTCAACCAAGGTTATGAAGGTCATGCACAGCGTATCTTAGATCATATGGAAGAAACTGGGTCTGCCGCTTTAAAGTTAGCCCCTAATGACAAGGCTAGACAAAAGCTTGATTTAAAAATTAAAAATAGCACTGCTTATAAGTTTGCCGTAGCTTTTCAATCTGAGGCAACGGGAAAGGTTCAGGCTCAAAAAATGGCTTATGCTAAAATTCGAACAACCAGAATGGCGACGCAGCTCCTTCCCGGCAATAATACTTCTACCAACATGCTTAAACAGCTTGAAGAGAACAAGGTTACATTTAATGACTTAGAGGGTCCTCCTCGTGTGAGAATGCAACATTTAAATGCAACTAATCACGAAGATGTTGGCATAGCAATAGCTGATGTTGTTGGTAACGAAGATGTAGCAGCTGCTGAGGAGTATTTAGATCACCTAGAGGCTGGTCGTTATAATCCCTTTTTCCATGATGAGCTGGGAAAACTTGAGGATCATAAAAAGGCTCTTCGAGGAGTAGTAGAAAAGGGCCACGTAAGGTCACAAAGCGCGTTTATCAATGCAAAAGATAATTGGATACACCACATAACGAATAATCCAGATGCAATGCCATCGCATGGGTATAGAGGCGCCGCAACTCAGAACCTTAAAGCCCTATTGTTAGATAGCTATGGAGGTAATCCTAACGATCCAAAGTATATCGCGGCAGCGAAAGATCTTGATACTACGATTAGACTTCACCACAAGTTTAGAACGAAATTAGATGTAATCTCAAATTTAAGCCATACAGACGCTCTTGCCATGCTGGCAGATCTTGGGGAGTCGAATATCCTCGACGCTGGCTTGAACAAGGCGCAGCGTGCAGAGGAAGACAAATTACATAAAATGCTTAAAACTTATGTAGATAATAAAGCAAAAGTAGCTGGAATCCTAAATATGAAGGATCAAAACTTACATATGTTTATGGCGCAATATCAAGGGCCATTGCTTAACTCTTTGATGAAAGCTTCGATGGATAGAGACCGGCTTGCTGGCGTCATTTCACAAACTAAAAATCCAGAGGACCTAAGAATACTTGAAGGTCAACGCGCTCAAGCAAATAGTGACATTGATGAGATTAGAGGAAAAATTCTTAATGGACAGCTGGAGTATGGCATCCCAAATCCTATGGCATTTTCTCCAAAGGAATATACTGACGCTTATACGCAGTTAAATACTGCCGTCATCCAGCCGCATCCCATTGCAGCTGTGGCAAATGTACTTACTGGTCTAACGCAGAAGTGGGGTCCTCAATATGGCCCTCAGCTCATGGCCTATGTTGCAAGTCATTCACCTGAAGGTACACCGGCTAAATTATTAAGGGTCCTGCCCTTCGCTGAACAGTTATCTAACTCAGGCAAGGCGCCGAGTCAAAGTGTAGGTAAGGCCATCATGAACCCGATTACAGAAAAAATATTTAATGATATGACAGATGCTGATGGAACTAAATATAATCAGCTAAGGGGACAGTTTAATAGTCATGATAAGGTTAAAGCGTTTAGGAAAGCTAGTGGCGGGTGGGATCCAGCAAAGGAACGAGCTTTGGAGACAGCCTGGAACACATTTATACGTGACTATGTGGATGCTGGAATGCCAACAGACGGAATGAACACTAGGCTAGATAAGGCGATTGAAGATACTTTGGGTTATTTATTCTATGAAAGTACCGATGGCGGCGAAACTGTTTATTTCCCAAAGACTAATTATGATCAGGACATGAACCCTGCGCCAGGCGCTCACCGACTGAAAGAACGTGATAGGGGTGGTACGGAATATACACAGCGCGACATGAGCTATTTTTCACGCCAAATGCCTGATAAATATTTAAATCACGAAAAAAGCTTAGAATATGGAAACAATTTTATAACAGACCCTAGAAATTTTGGCGCTGGCGAGATTCTTGACTTTAGCAAACTTAAGGAGACTACACACCTGGTGATGTTTAATAATATACCTTATTATGAGCGAAATACACTAAATGAGACTATGGCATCTATGAAGGTACGGCTGAACCCAGAGGCACAGGGCTATGAATTTTATTATGAGTTTGAAGATGCAGATGGAAATATAAAACAAGCAAATGTAGAATATAAAGATGGGACTAAGCCGTTTGTCAGCTATCGTGAGGCTGCCGTATATCAATATATAAGAGATACCGAAGAGACGCAACGCAAGCTAGATAGAAACTTAAGACAAGCTCGGGGATATGATCCATCACAGGCAGATCTAACAGGCACTGGTCCTGAACGTCCAGGACTAGATGTTTTGGGCGATGTAGCCGCATTTTCCAAGGGGAGCCTACAAATCATGAATGCATTTTATAAAGGTATAGGAGAATTTCCAGGAACGGTGAGGAAATTTGGTAAAGATTTGATTGACATGGTAGGAAAGGCACTAAACAGGAAACTAGAGGACATGGGTAAGTACCAGATTATAAAAGATGTAAAGGCTGAGGAATACGTTGAGGAAGGACCATTAAAGTTACGTGAGTGGACAGGGAAATATACAGATGAAGGGCGTAAGATATTTTTTAATAACAAAAGGGGAGTATCTTCTGAATTAACCATTGGCGTAAAACATCCAGAGATAAATGATGGAAAAGAAACTCACATACCAAGTATTTATGGTGGAAAGATTGTAGATCAGGCTACAGCAGAACAAATCATTATTGACAATGATGGCAAAGATCCAGAAACAGGAAGGCATATTCCCCCAGGTGGTAACCCAGAAGATAGATCTAAAAGCATAATAAGTGAAGACATGGATGCTTATACTAAAGAGTTAATGCACTGGGAAGGCTTTGTAGCAGAAGCGAAGATTGCTACAAAAGGAGAAAAATTTAAAACTATAGGACATGGTCATTTAGATGAAAAAGGCGAATATAAAGACAAAATCATTACCAGACCGGAAGCACTTGAACTTTTAAAAGAAGATATAACTGAGAGATTACCCGCAATTAGAAAGGCAATACCTAAATTTGAGTCATTACCGCTATCAGTAAGAACAGCTATTCTTGTTGGTTGGTTTAGGGGAGATATACAATTAACGTCTAAAGGGAAAACAAGCGAGACAGTTAAATTAATGAATAAAGGAGAATGGAAAAAAGCGGCTATTGAATATTTAAACCACAAAGGATTTAAAAATGCTAAAGCTAATAAAAGATCAGGTATTATTGCTCGTATGAAGAAAGTAGCAAAAGTTCTTAGAGAATATGGTGAATCTTTGCAGGAAGGAGATTAAATGCCACATATAAGAGATAAAAAACCAAAAGTTTCAGATTATACTAATAAAAAACCAATAGATTTAGACAAGGTTTACGATACTGAGCCGTTTGACCTCGATGAAGAAATAGCTGAATTTCTTAAAAAAAATCCTATGCTAAAAGATTACGTGACTCCAAAAAAAATAAGAGATGCGGAAAACGACTCTCCTGGGTTATTTAAGTTTCTTAAGAGGGCTTTGGGCGCCTTCGTGCGTGATATTGATCGGCTCACTCGTGATGTGCCTAAGACGCCTTTACGCTATCGAAAAGGAAACCCATTAATAGATTTAGACGAGGTCTATGATACGCGAAAAGCGAAGAAAAAATTTATGCATCCGACTTTAAAGTAAAAAATGACCAACATTAGAGATAAACCATATGACCATGATCTAAACTTTTACCTTCCTGGGGGTGGAGATATGATTAAACCACCGCCTGGACTAGCTGCGGCTTGGAAGATGGGCTGGGGCGCTATGTCAAAGTATCACTTATTTGATATACCGGCGTTGGGTGATAGACTTGAAGATGAAGATCTTGTAGCGAGAGACGCGAGTAGTCTTGGAAGATACAGAAAAATTAAAGAGCTAAATGAGCTAGTGATGTATCCCGGGAGAAAGGCCGCTGAAAAATTATCAATTGAAGATTTAACTAGGGACCCAAAATTTGGAGACGGTCTTGTGAAGTGGGCAAGTTCAGATGATGGTATCTCTCGTGCTGCTGCTAATTATATATATGATATTAAGATACGGGAAACTGATAATGCGTATAAGGTACAACAACTAGAGGGTTTTTTACCTAATACAGTTAATATTGTCGGTGGCTTAGCAAATATGATGATTGCAGATCCTGCTAATCTTATCATGGCCCCCATATCAGCAATACCAGGTCTTGGCACCGCACCTGCTGCTTTTATGCTTGCCCAAAAGGCTGAGGGATTAAGAAGACTTCTGAGACCCCTTTGGGCACAAAAAACTTTAAATCGTGCTAGAGTTTGGACAGGATTTAAGGCGGGTATTGGTTATAATACTGCCTTTGAGATTCCTGTCGCGGCTCAGATGTATAATGAACATTCAGAATATACTCTTGCCGACTCTTTATTAAATATTACGGCTGGCGGTCTTTTTGGCGGCGCGCTTGTAGGAATTGGCGGCCGTGGTGTAGATTGGGTTAAGGGCTTACCATATAAACGCCACAATGCGGCCATTCAGGCTGTTTCTGGTTTAGATTTTACTGGACAAGGATATGATGTTAATACGGTTTTAAGAGCAGCTAGGGCCGTAGGAAAAGATGTTCCAAAGGGTAAGGTAAGAGGTTATACCGAGGATACAATTCACAAGGACACGGCTGTGGAGAAGTACACTATTAAGACACCTATTGAAGATATTACCCAAGAGAGGGTCATGGAAAAATATGTAGAGTTTGGCGGGGAAGATCCTGGCCATTACTTACGTAAAAAACCTCTACTTTTAGAAGACCTAAGAGATGAGGGACCTAGTGTTGGAAATGTAAGGTCTGATGGCGGCCATTCTCCTGATAAGATGGTAGATAATAGTATTGAGGCTGATGTCTATTTTGCAGACGAGTATAATGTAGAGGTAAATACAGACCAGCGAGGTGCTACAAAGCCTACCTTTGGAAATCAGCCGGTGATCATTAATCAAAAAAGTGGAGAAGCTTCTATTCGGACTCCGTGGGAAAAACCTGGTCAAAAACCGCAAGAGTATTATGCAGCTAAAGTCCTGGAATTAATAGGCGCTGGACCTGGATTAACCTTGTTAAAAAAAAATGGAGTGGCAATAGGCCACATGTTTGAGGCTCCATACGGGAAACAGCTTACTTTTGATGAATTAAAGAAGATGGCGGTAGCAGGAGATAAAAATTTAAGAGAATTTAATATCAATCTTGTAGCGCAACAGTGGCTCTTTGGTGAAGAAATCACCGGGTTTACTCTAGGCTTCAAGGAATTCACACACCAATATGTACTCCAGTCAGAAAGTGGCAAGATTCATTATAATCCTAAACAGCTTACCTTTAAGAATTTAGATAAACCTCTCTTAAAAAGATTTGTAGATCTGCTAACAGATGAAAATATGAAACCTCTCCTCGACGCGATGCAGGTAGGTGATTTTAAAAAAGCACTTTTAAAAATTGCAAAGATCTCAGATGCAAAAATTAAGGCGCTGTCAGATGAAAAGTTACCACCTAAGTACCTAGATTTTATAATTAAGCGTCGTGCTGAATTTGCTAAAATTACAAACTGGTTACTTGAATCTGGAGTCAATATTGAAGAACTTCCTAATAAAATTAGAATCTATATACAGAAACTTATACCTTTACGAGATGACGTTGGAATTAGTCCAAATCCTGAAGTTAGAAAACTTGCCTATGAGCAAAAGAAAGAAGCCCTTAAAGACGAGGATAAATTTTTAGAGATCGGCGGCGCTGAGAATAATCCATTATTCGATGAAGCACCTTTAGATGATATACTTAACATCAAAAGACTTTTTAAACTAGCGGGCCAGTCAAGAGATAAAAATGAAAGAATTGCTGAGGCCGTCAGGGCAGGCAGTGAGACTAATAACTCGCGCCGTCTTGACTTACGCACAGAGGCGGATACTGCAAAATATCTAAGAAATTCTTATGACTCACAAAATATGGGCGCCAGGGGAAAGGGAACTGTCATCACGAATGATATGCAATCCGCGATTGAATATACAATAGTAAATTGGAATAAGCAGGCTGCGAAGTTTGGGTCTGGTGAGGATATAAGGAGTAGGGACAGATCTGCAGACTATCAGCCCAGGTCCAAAAAAGAATTAGGTTATGCTGAGCATCAGCTAGTCAAAGAAGCCCAGAAGGTCGCAGAAAAATATAACAAGGGCGGCTTTGACATAGACATGAAATTTCACATAGTCCTTGAAAAAAGAATGTATGGAAAAGACTTCCGACAAGCCGTTGGAGATGAACAAGCCCCAATTGCCCCTAAATCCCCAACTAAGGAAACGGAAGTTGAGTGGGAGGTTCAGGATTTTCTTAAGGCAACCTGGGCGCATCCTAAAGAGATTAAAAATTATAAAAGTGGACTGGAACATCTTGAGTTTTCGGACAACCTAAATGTTATAGAGATTTATGTCCCAGCTGAGACAAATGTCTTAATGGGCATGTACAATTATAACTTCCCAGCCGTGTGGCGCAATCGACGTAAAGCTAAGGTCACTCAACCGTTTATTAAAGAGCATGGGCAAGATAGAGGTAAATGGCCTGCAAAAGATTATGCTCCCGATCAGACCCAGAATTATCTGTATTTAAAAGATACACATATTCTCTTGCCTCCCGGCACCCGGATCCGTATTAAGGGTAACAGGGGAGAGGTCATAGCTAAGGCACAGCAAGAGATGATAGATAATCCTATGACGCCAAAAAAACAGCACGAGGCGATGAAAATAGCGGCTCGCAGAATGGAGATGGGCGCTAGTGAGTCCTATAAAATGTCTCCAATGGAAACTAGGCTTAAAGCAAATATGGAATTGCAAAGTAAAGAGGCAACATTGAAGAAGGGTAAGATTGAACGAACTGACGCAGAAGGCCAGGAACTTGCACAGTTAGACAGTGAGAATTTAAAAGCTATTAAGTCAATGGTTGAGAGTATGGACCCTGCAATAAAGAAAAGCGGTGAGAGATTTCTAGAGATAAATAAACAAAATAAAAGTAAATTAGCTGAATTAAAACATGTCTTTGAAAACTTCGTAAATTGTTTTAGCGGGAGGCTTAAATAAAAATGGCAACATCTAAACTTATAACAAACTGTTTAAACAGCATGAAAGCTGAAATGAGAGAAAAGAACTTTAACTCTGATGAGATTAAAGAACAGTTAACAAGGATGAAGACGTATATTGAGCAAGAGCTCGAGGTAACTGGAAATTTAAACCACGCCAGAATAACAACTTATTTTACTAAGCTGCATAGAAAGTGGGAAAGACAATCAAAGTATAATGAAATTGCAGACCGCCGTAATCACCTTATCTTACTGGGCCGCTTAAAAGAGATGAAGAATACACAGGGCAATCAGGCGAAATATGTCTATGGGCTGCTTACTGGGATAGCTACCCCTGTTTTTAAAGGGTATGGGTATAAAGAAACTGATGCAAAGTTTTTTCAGAAAATTATGCTTGCAGCCTTAGGAAAAGATGCAAAGTTTGACCCTGAAGGTTTAGTAACGCACACGGTTGTCGGAGGTATGGAATCTAAGCAGAGGGCTAATCGAGACAGGTTGTTTAAGGTATTGCACGAGGCAATGGGTGATAAGGCTGAAGAACTATTCGGACCTGAAAATCGTGGCTTATTTTGGACTATGGCAAAAAGGATGGAAAAAATTCCTCCTGACGAGGAAGGCATGCGTCACCCGCTTAATCAGGGAATTATGCACTACCTTCATTTCTTGGAAACTGGGCAAAAAATCCCGGACAACGTGAAGCTAGGGAATGACATTAAAGGGTTTGCTGAAGTTGTACATAAATTTTTTAAAAGCGTTAGCAAGGAGTTTAAGGATTATGGGGTTGACGCGCCCGATAATATAGTCGGTTTACTTCTTACCCATGGTCTTAATCATGCTAAAATTAGAGAAAATCAAAAGGCTTTTTTTGCAGCTCTGGAAACTGCAGATCCAAAAATTCTCGACGTTATTATGGCTGGTGACCATAATGCAGTAAGGACAGAGGCCTTTCATAGAATTGTAAATGGAAAGCATAGGATTCCGCTTGGAAGATTTGGGCTAGATTTTGAAGCAGCCGGCGCTAAGGACATTCCAATTAACATGACAGCAAAAAATAGGGAGTTTTCAATTAGCGATTTACTTCAATTTAAAACGTTTGATGAATTGATGAAATTTTATGCAGATTGGGGAAATTTAACAGTTGACGGTTTAATAAGAGATGCTATGTCTATGGATTCAAGGTCTTTGGGTATTGTTGAGGTGCTTGGCACTAAGCCAAAGCAAATGATAAGAACATTAATAAAAACAGGCATTAAAGATCTTGAAGATGATTTTAGAGATATGGGAGTAGCCGGAGTAAGAAAGATAGTCAACCCGAAACTCAGAAAACATATTCAGATACGAATAGCTAAGGAGATAAAAAGACTTACAGCACCTTGGTTAGGTAAAATACCAAAAGGTAAGTTGGTAGAAGATGCTGGACTTCGCACTGGCGATGACGGAATATTACGAAAGATGACTAGGGCTGAAGAAATAGAATACGTCAAATTTTTAAATAATGAAATTAAACAGCCTTCTTGGTGGACTGTAAACCACACTAAAAGAGCTTTAACCCACGCAACAGTAAAAGAGTACGCGGAAGGTATTACTAACCTTGAGTTTAAGGGCATCTTAAAAAAAGGAACATTTGCAGAAGAAGCTAGAGCACCGAAAACAATATACGACGCCGCGGGGAAGGTAAAAGAATATGCAGCAGTAGATACTGGGCCACCGAAAACTCTTCCTGCCTGGATTGAAAAACCTGCACTAGACATCTCGCCAGCAAAACAAAAATTAATGAGAAAAGAGTTAGATACACTTCGAATTTGGCAAGATTCAAGTAACAATCCAGTTACGCGCGCGTTGGGAACTTTAACTGGCGAAAATATGATGCCAAGAAATCAAGGAGTTGCATCTGCTGTAAAAAATACTCTTGCAGCTATGCA